TTGTTAATGATTATGCTACTGTTTCAGCAAAGATTTCTGTTCCTTGCAATGTTCCTGAGTAAGTTACTACATCTTCCATAGGGCCATCGATAGTCAAGCTAGATACATAAACGTATCCGTTGTAAACTAAAGTACCTGCTAGGTTTGTAGTAAACTTAACTAAGAATTTTGTTTTGTTCTCTACGGCTGTTTCTAACCATGCTGGATCAATATCATCCGAATAGTCTACTAAGCCTTCAAAGTCCAAAGTAAATGATCTGCTACCCATAATAAATTCGCTCCAACCTGAAGAGCTTCTAGAGGTAGCATCAATAGGGTTTGCCTCAACATTTAATGTGAAGCTACGAGAGTGTCCGAACGCTTTGTTCGTTACTCCGTCTAGTACATAAAGTACAAGGTCTGTTCCGTTTACTAATGCCATTTTATAATTGTTCTACTATATTTCTAATTCTAATTACTTTTCTTACCTCATAGAAGCCATCAAATTGACTTTCGATATATCCTGTTGACTCTAATAAGTTAGTGATAACCTTAAAGTCAGGAGCTGCATCGGGTAGGCTCGCTCTATTTATTAAAAGCTGCATTACCTGATTTGATATATTATCTGCATCTGCTTTTGAGTAGTTAGTTCCATCTGTTCCTGTGAAGACCTGTACTGTAACTACGCAGTTACTATTGAAATTACTTTTAGTCGAGTTATCTACTACACTCACATTAGATACTTGGATATAGGGATAATTCGCACTATCAGGTACGTTATCATAAACAGGCACAGCTACTGCATTTAAAGTAACCGCTCCATTGAGTTTGGCATAATACGCCTTTCTTAAACTATATCCTACGTCTTTCATAATACTTTCGTCACTTTCGCTTTCGCTTCGTGTTAGTTATTAAATGGTGGAGGTAAAGTAGCGTCAATTGGATTCTTTTGTAGTTCGATATTAGCAGCAAGTCCTGCGTCAATTGCTTCAACGTCTAAACTTGCTTCTAACCAGCTTTCTACTTCTTCTTTAGTTAAATCTTCGTAGCTTACAAACTGCTCAGGAGTAGGGTCACCAACAACACAAGTACCATAAGATTCAGCACTATATTCTCCTTCTACCGCACTTCTTCTCCAATGAACGTTGTAAACCACGTCTTTCATTTCGCCTTCGGATAATTTAACATCCATAGCGGTTATAATCCAATTATATTCCATTATTTATTCTTTAATTCGTCTAATTCTGCTTTTAATTCTTGTATTGCCTGAATAAGCACAGGTACAAGTTTAGAGTAGTCTACCGATTGGTGCATCTTTCCGTCTTTCTCTCCGTTTACTGCATAAGGGATAACCTCTGCAATCTCGTGAGCAACAACACCGTAATTTCTGTCCTCTACGCCCTTCCATTTGAAATCATATACTTTTATATCTTTTAGGATAGAAAGTCCGTTAAATGTCTTTAAATCTTCTTTTAGACGGTAATCTGATGACGTGTTAAATGATGTTGCATAAGTATTGGTAGAGATTGAACCTACGGTAGATAATGTATTTCTAAAGTATAAGTGATAGCGATTATCTGATGAGTTTACGTTTGTTGTAATACCTGATTGGTCAGTACCTACCTCAATATTTACTCTTGATGTATTATAAGTAGTTGAACCGCCTACTGAAACAAATCCCCCTGAATCAATACGCATACGAGCATCTCCACCAGCACCAAGAGATAAAGTATCAGTTGAATGATTATATGTTACAAAACCTCTATAAGGTGCAGAACCAGTAGTTCCATCTGCGAATAATAAACCACCACCTGAACTTGTGCCTGAGTAAACAGTAATACCTTCAGTACCGCCTCCAGCACCAATAACTAATCTTCTTCCAAATATGTCAAATGAATCAGCTATTGTATTACCTATACTAACATTACCATTAGTATTGATACGCATACGTTCAGTATCTGCAGTTTCAAACAAAATAGAGCGAGTAGCATCAATAGCAGCTATTTGGAATCCATTTGCAGAAGCGTATAAATTACCTCCATATCCAGAAGAATTCCTAATTGCTAAAACACCACCACTTGTATTTCCAGCTATTGTTAGAGTATTGTATCCAGAATAATTTACTGGACTTGTAGTCCCTATACCTACGTTACCAGAACCGCTAATCCGCATATGTTCAGTAGAACCATTTACGAATCTCATTATACCACCAGACCCATATCTAATTAAAGCACCAGATACGTTATCTTCTGGAGTCATTATCCTTGTTTGGTCACCTGCCCAAGCTATACCATATCCAGCAGAAACTGTAATATTATCTCCAGATACATTTAGTTTACTTGCAGGGCTTGTAGTCCCGATACCTACATTTCTTGTATCTGTAATGGTAATAGCCTTATTAGAACCTTGCGATATATGGATAGATGCTACTGCCGCACCATTTGAAATTTCACTTGACCCATCTGAATTTATTGCAAGTCTTAATGAATTGTTTAAAGTTCCAAATGAAGCTAAAATTTCTGTTGTAGATACCGAAGATACTACTGATAATTTATTTGATGGACTTGTAGTCCCAATACCAACGTTCCCTGTATTATAATAAATATTACTTCCGCTTGTAATCCATTGAGAAGTGTTATTCGCACTAATCGTTCCACCCGAGATTGTTATGTTTGTTCCTGCTGTAATTACGCTACCATTAGCAGCTAATATTTGAGCAGCAGTACCACCTGAACGTATGAATGATCCAGCAGTTATACCAGCATTTGATGTTAATGTTCCGTTTAAATATGTGTTACCGCTTACGTATAATATATGAGGCGTAGGAGCACCGTTAGGACTTGCACCAATACCAGTCATTAGACCGATAGTCTCATCAGCGGCAGTATAAATATTGCTATCCCCAAGTGAAGAAGCAGTAATAAATCTTGGAACTCTACCAGCAGTACCGCTACCAGATATACCACCACTAGCACTTATCGTGCCTCCCGATATGGTTATATTTGTACCTGCGGTTATTACAGAGCCATCTGCAGCAAGTATCTGAGAAGAAGTTCCTCCCGATTTAATTAGCGAAGAAGCTGTCAAAGAACCTGTAACCGAAGTCGCTACTCCGATTGTAACTGCTGAACCTGTATCTGTAATTGTAGAATCAGCTATTGAAGAACTGCTAGAGAACTTAGCTAACTTATTTAAAGTGCCTGTTCCTGCAATCTTATTATTGAAAGTCGACCAATCAGTAGAAGTTAAATAACCGCTATTTGAACTAGTCGCAGCACCTAACTTTGTTTCGATAGATGCCTTAGTCTCATCTCCTGTATTTGTTCCGCTAAGGTTAGAAGCGGTAATTGTACTTGTAACATTTAGAGTACTTACAATCTCTACAGCAGAACTAGATAAGTATAATGGCGTATTGTTACCCAACCCATCCGTAATCCTTTTGAGAGATCCAGTAATAGAATCATTGTCCGTAACCTTTAGCAGGGAATCGTACGTTGATTGTATGGTATTACCGGTTAATGAAGCCATTTATATTTTTGTTCTAATATAGTAAAAAAAATTAACTTTTGCAACAATATTTTTCAAGAGATTACTTCCAAAATCCTCTAATGAACTTGATGCCATTTAAGTCTATATTGTCTAAGAAATAATAAGTTCCTATTATACGCTCTTTGTTAAAGAATCTAGGATTATTACTCTTATACGGAGCTGCTATAGCACTTGTGTTTAATCCACTTTCAAAACCGCCTTGTATATTTAATACATCATTAGCTGTTTGACGAGTACCAAACTCTAGGTAGATAAACTCCTTTATTGGTTTTGCAGCAGCTACTCCGCTTATTATATTCTTCCCTACGTACATCTTGTAGTAAATAGGGTCTTGTGTTAATGTTATTCTGTCTTGGGTGTTGTTAGAAGCGTATGCTCTGTTTGTAGAGTTAGTAATTGTACTTACCGCCTCCTCTACCTTCTCCTCTGCTCTAGCCTGGATTCTTTCAACCCATTTCTTGTAGTCGTATAATACTTTTGCTGGATCTGTTGTTTTAACTGCCATTAGTTTCTACGCCAAGCTATAATTTTAGTATAGTATCTATCCTCTCCTTCGTCGATAACCGAGTGGATGATATAATCGTTACCTCTGTAAGTTATCTTGTAAGACTTATTAATAACTGCAGTTTCTGCTCTATATCTCAATACAAACATATATTTGTTATTGATAACCCTCTCCCCTCCTTCGATAAATAAATCTCCATCATAAGGTTTAACGGCAGCAAAGGTAGTTAGGTAGTTGCTATAAGTAGGCTTAGTACCACCAGCAGTATCAGTCGTATTGCTATAAGACTTTACAATGATAGTTTCCTTAAAATCGGATGTTTTGTAAACGCTATCTTTCATTAGAATAAATAAATCCTTCTATAGCTTTGAGCATGTTGCTTTGCTCCGTTAGATAATTCAGTTACTTGCGAGCTATCCATTACGTTTTCTCTAAACTCAAAGTCCATAGCCACTTGCTTTAAGATAGCTACTTTCAAGTCAGCAGGTAACGCAGTATAACCAGCCACATATTCAATCTCAATAGGAGTATCGATTCCGTAGAATCTAATATTCTTAAAGTTATTGCCGGTTACTAGGTAATCAGTTCCTGCGGTTAAGGTAGTTTTAGTACCCGACTCGTCGATAGACTTAACGTGAGTTATAGATTGGATAGGCCCATAAGGTATATCAATATTCTCGGCTACTTTTTGATATGTAGCAACCAAAGTTTTAGTAGCAAAGGTAGACCCTGTATAACGCTCAAGATTAGTTCTTGCAGAAGAAATTAGAGTACCAATTAAGGTGTCCCAAGAAGTATAATCTACGTTTAGATAAGACTTAGCCTCAGCAACAGTAACTGGCTCAGTAACTAAATCGGTCTTAATTTGTACATCTAATCCTAATGTCATTATTTAGTCTTTTTTGCGGTTTTTAATTCTTTTGTTTTAACAACTGGTTTCTCTTCTTTCTCTTCTACTGCATCTGGAGTAACTTCCAAAATTCTAATGAATTTCTTCTCTACTAAAAGTGCAGCTCTTGCATCACTCACGTTGAAGATTTCGCCTTCTCTTACAAACTTACCAAGCTCTAAGTCTCTGTAAGCTCTTGTAACTTCAATTCTAGTCATAACTTTATATTTTTTGAAAGTAGGGGAGGAAACGATCCTCCCAGTAGAAAACTACTTTCCAAACTACTTTATAGATTAGGCAACGTTACCTAAGTCAGCGTAAACGAACGCATCTGGTCTGTCGATAGCCAATACCTCGCGGCACTCGATACGAACAGTTACCAAGTTTTTCTGAACGTTGTCAGAATCTTGTTCGAAGAACTCAACTTTAAGATCGTCAACTACTACACGTTTAGCCATGTTCCAGTCACCAACGAATACTTTATCGTCAGCTACGAAAGATGATTTGTAAACAGGGATACCAGCGATAGCGATGTTACCGTTAGCGTCGATAGTGAAACCACCCGGTACTGAGTAATCAGCAGGTTTGGTAGATACTAATCTAGCCCATTGTTTAGGGTTAACTACGATACCGTTTACAGAGAAATCAGCAGCTTCTAAGTTAGCTACGTAATCGATGATTTGCTCAGCATCTACAGTAGCAGAAGTAGTAGTAGAACCGGTAGCAGCAGAAGCTAAGTCACCAGCAAATTTAGTATCTTCAGCTTTGTAGAAATCACGCAATAACATATCAGGCAAAGCAGACTGCAAGAAAGGTAAGTCTTGCAACATAGATTTGTCGATACGAGCGTAACCAGCGATGTAACGAGCGGTGTAAGTAACAGCAGTTAAATCGTAGTCAATTTGAGTTTTAGCATCACCCGGAGTAGATTGTACTGAGATAGAACCTTCAGTACCGGTCTCACGGTAAAGAGTATAGATACCAGTTGCAGAGCTAACAGCAGGAACTAAGTCTCTGAAGTTAATTTTGCGTTTAGGAACCATAGCAACACCTGGTTGGTAAGTGCGGATAGCATCACCAGTTAGGTTGTTAGCAACAGTCATAGTACCAACAGCTTTCAAGTTCAAGCCAACTTTGTTACCCAAAGATACTTCCTTGATAGCGTCGAAGTTTTTAGCGATTAATTCGCCAAAAGTAGCGTTAAATGATTTTTCTTCCATTTTTTGTTCTGTAGATTTTTGTAATTTTTGTTCGAAAGCGTCTAAACGCTCATTGATTTCTTGTGCTTTTTCAGTGATTTTAGCTTCAACATTAGCGTTGATTGCTTCTTTCAACTCAGCAGCTTTTTGTTCAACTTTTTCCATTTGTGTATTCTTGAATTAGACTATTTAATAATACTTCATACTCATCCTCCATTTCGGGATTAATCATATCTTCTTCCATTTCTGGTTCTTCTACGATTTCCTCCTCAACTTCTGGTGCTTCTTCTTCCATCTCTGGCATTTCCTCTTCCATCGGGTTTTCATACTCCTCAGTATCCTCAATTTCGATAGTTACTGTAACACAGCTCTTATCTTCGGATGGCTCAGGAGACTCAACTGATGCTTCTTTAAGGTCAGCTAGTTCTTTCTGAAGTTGCAAGAATTGAAGTTCTAGTTTTGCGAATGTTTCGTCGGTGTACTTACCGTTTTTGATAGCTTTCATGATATTGTCCATCATTACGCTAACTGTTTCAAAGTTTTTCATACCTGTAATTGGAGTCATTTCGTTAGCTCCCCAACCTTGTAGTGAAGAACCTTCGTACAACTTAACCTCTGTGATCTCGTTGTAACCTCCCATGTTTTTTTGTTTAATAGTAACAAAGCCGATTGAATGCTCGTTAATCAAACCATCCTCCACCATAAGGAGAAAGTCACGACCAAGAGTATGGCGGCCTGCTTTACTTTCGTAGTAAAGTCCTTTAGCATCTTCCTGAAGTAATTGGATTTTACCAACTGATTTCGTAGCATCGTGGTCTAATAAGTGACGCACACGCTGGAAGTTTTCTTTGATAGTCTTGCTAAATGCTCCTTTGCGGATTACATCGCCATCACTATCCATATTGTCAAACGAAGAGAAATATCCGGTTACGATACCTTTCTTAACATCTACGTCTGCAATACCTTGCTGTAAATTCTTGTATAATAACATATCTTAATTATTTTCGATTTCGTCTAATTTCTTAATTGCCCACTCAACGCCTTCAGTACCGCCCCAAGCATCCCACATTAAACCACCGCAACCTTTTTCGTAAGGTACGTTAGCATGTTGTTGATGACGCTTAAAACTAGCCATACGAGCGATAGTATCTCTGCTGATAGGTTCTCTGTTTGCTAATTGATTAGCACGAGCCTTTCCTACAGGAGTACCGCAACTTCCCCATCCATTTTCTTCAGCATATTTCAAAGCACGTTTAGCATTGTCACTAGCTGCTTGTGGGTAGTCGGTATAGCTATCAGCTTTCTTGTTAGGCTTCTTAGCATACGCTTCTAGAAAACGAGTAACAAAGCTCATCGCAAATGCGTTCTCATTGCCTCTCAAGTTCTGTTCTGCGAACACCTGAATGCCTCTAGCAAATACTTCTTCTAGTTTACCAACTGTTACTCTCTTGCCCGGATTGTTCTTGTTGAACTCTCTAACCATAGATTGAAATTGAGCCAATGGCTTTTCCTCTTCAGTTGGGTTATAGCCCTTAGTAGATTCTGCAATTCTGATTGCTTGCTCAACTGGGTCAGTATTTACTTTGTCGATAGGCTGAACTTGGATAGAAACATAAACTTTGTCCATGTTAGGATCTTCGCTTCTTCCATAACCCATCTCCTCAAGTTTCTGATTAGGTGTTAACCACCAAGCTCTCTCTAAGTATTGGATTTGCTCTTTCTTGTCCTCTTGCAATTCAGGGAACACATCTAAGTCAAAATCCAAGAAGTAGCGTTTGTTCTCAGACTTATTATAAGGCTCTACAAGCCACTTATTGAAGTCAGCCCTAGCTGCGATAAGCTCAGGTAGAATTGCGTCGCTTATAAGGGCTTTACGTGCTTCATACATGTTATTGTAAGTCTTGTTATCAGGGTCATTTAATAATGCCGAGTTAACACGATAAACATTACACAACTGACGAAGGTTCATCTTCATAGCAGACATGATTTCTAGGTCAGCCGATGATAAGCCTAATTGTTGCCATCCGACCTTAGCTGAAGTAACGATAATGTTACCTGCGTTCTCAGGGCCGCTATATTCTGCTTTGTATTTTCTTTGGATTTCTGCTGCTTGTTCAGGAGATAGGTAACTATCGGTACTATTGTCAAATAAGATACCTTGTGCCCCTGTATTCTGAAGTAACTTAACACTTGCAGTCTGAGCATCGTTAGATTGTTGCAATACTCTTAAAGCTGCTCTTAGCGGAGATTGTCCATAAAGATGTGAGCCTTCTACTGAGTAATCCGAGTTCCAGTATTTAGAGTGCATAACCTTCTCCGCCATGATTTCTTGGAAGTCGTAAGCAGTAGTGATGGTATAGCCTTTAACTGGGTCGTATTTACCTCCACTAACGATTCTAGTCAAGTGAGCAGGCAATACATAAAGCTGTTTGAATTTACCAGCATTAGGGCCAGTAACAGCACCTACACCATAAACATAAGAGTTACCGGTGATAAGTTTAAATCCTAAGTAATTATCCATGAACTCGTAGAAGCTCTGGAAGTCATTAGGGTTATGGAGGGTTTGGATGATAGGGTGACGCTCGTCAACTTCTACCAATGCCTTTTGTCTTAGATGATTTGCCTCTGCAATATCTTGAGGCTTGCTCATATTAGAAGTGAAGGACTTGTATTTTTGGAAGGCTCTGTCGTCTACAATCTCATAGAGAATCGGAGCAGCAGTAGCAGCCTTTCTTGTAATTAGGTTAATAACCGAGTAAACGTCTGCGTTGTACTGATAGCCCTTATCTACATAAGTTTGGAAACTATCTTCGCCCATTACAGGGCCTTTAGCCAACGTCATATTCAGCATCCGAGCGATTGCAGGGTCTATGCCTTTCTGAAGTGTAACTGGTTGTTGAGGTTTACTACCTCTTAAAAAGTCGAATAATCCCATTTAAATTACGTACCATTTACGTTCACTACCGTATTTAGTGAAGAACGCACATCTGATTGCATCTAAACAATGGTTGAAGTTGTCGATAGGTACGTTAGTACTTTCTCCGTTTGCCATAATCCATTGATAGTTCTTTACCTCAGTTGCGATGTTCTTACTTCGCTTGGTGTAGAACACTTTGTATTCCTTTAGTTTATTTATACCCGCAAGGACTGATCCCTTTCCTTTTTTCTGCGGTTTAACATTAAATTTCAATTTTAAGTCAGCTATTGACTTAGGTTCTGCCGAATCAGCAAATATCTCCTCATACATCCCAACATCGTTCTTCCTCAAGCTGTCGGCAATATCTTTGTTCGTCATCTTAGTCGCATAAAACAGCTCATCTAAGAATATCGAGTCTCCAATCTTTGTCATTCTCACACATGCAGTCGGGTCATTGGTAAAACCAAAGTCTAACCCATAAAACACATCATCCGTCTCTGGGAAGTTATCGCACTCCTGCCAATCAGGATAAACCAAACTTTCCGTTGCTGGTCGTGGGTCTTGTTGATAAAGGGAGTTAAAGATAATGGGACTAGCCTCTCTAATCTTTTCTAATCTTTCTGCAGACTGACGAGCCTCCCATAGTGCTTCCCCAACTTCCCTCTTATCATACCAACGTCCATCGTCCTTTGATTCTCTCAAAGCAGGTAGAGTGATTGTATTCCAATCGTCATCTCGTTTACTTGCTCTGCCCAAAGGATCGTCATTATCCCAACGTGTCGCAATCAATAATTGCTTTCCGTTATTTTGTAATCGACTCTCTGCTACTGAAGTGTACCAATCCCAAACCGTCTCTCTCACATTTAGCGACTTTGCCTCACTATAATCCTTTATCAAGTCGTCACAAATCAACACATCAACGCTAAACCCTGTTAAAGAACCTCCTGTACCTACCGACTTTAAATATCCTCGCCTTCCTATCACTTCAAACATATCGTTGTTACGAATTGCTTCACCGCTTCTAGGCTTTGCCAGTTTAGTCTCAGGGAATATCTTCTTGTACTCAGGTGAGTCGATAATCTTCTGAACCTCTCTATTGAACCTTGATGCTAAGTCAGCCGTATAGGATGCGATAACAATTTTCAAGTCCGGATTAACACCAAGCAGGTAGGCGGGATATAATTGTGTTGCTAGTGTGGACTTCCCATGTTGGGGTGGCATAGAGATCATTAGCTTCTTACTATCGTCATCTCTATACAGCTTCATTAGCGATTCCATTATGTACGTATGAAACCACGTAGCATCAAAATCCTTTTTTATAAACCTTACAAAGAACGCAAAATCGTTTCTCGCTAAATCAATAGCGGCCGATTCCAATAAATCTTTAGTTACCTTCATCTAACACACTCCCTGTTAAGTACCTCTCGGCTAACTGACGCTTCAACTCCTCATCCATATCACTTACGTCAACTTTGGTAGTTTGTGTGGCTTGTATCTCTACATTTTGCTTATCCGACCAACCGTAGTGGTTTTTTAGGGCAAATATTGCCATAGTCGCATTAGCTTGGTTTTTTAACGCTGATTCAAAGATTCTATTCTCAAATCGCTGTTTAATATATTCTATCCTCTCCAACTCATACTCCAACTCACGTCTCTTGCAAACTTGTTTCAACGATTCCCATTTGGTAGCCGTTATTCCTGCAAGTTCTAAAGCTGTGCCGAAGGTCATTATTGATGGATCTTCTGTTATCGCTTCCACCTGGTCTATCTTAGCGTTGATATCCTCAACAGCCATTAGCTCAGGCTTCATTGGCACTAGCCTCGTTCTATCGTATTTTGTTAACGCCTTTGGGTCGTCAAGCATAAATTACTTTTTAAATAAATTCGCCAAAGCTGTTAAAGCAGTAGCAGTAGTATATGGGCCGTTAGTGTTACCAATCGCTGTAATTTCAAGCGGGTCAATAAACATCTTAAAATCACCATCACGCAAACTAATCATAGTACCTGCGTCATTAGTAGTCATTACTGCATAAACGTGACCCATGATATAAAAATCAGGCTTGCCAGTTTCAGTAATCCTAATATTCCCGTTTGATAGTTCGTGAAAGGTAATAGCCATTTCTACTTTAATTTCTGCTAATATACAAAATATTTTCGTAAAAAGCAAATTTCTTGAAAAATAGTTATAGAATCTTCAATAAGTATCGATACTTTGCAGATAAGTTAATTACTTTTCAACAATACTTGCATATATGGGAAAAAATACATATATTTACGGTATAGTAAATAGGTCGACGTGGCTTAAGTCGAGGAAGAGCTGAACTTTAACTCAAAAGGTTATTGGATCGAGCAATTAGCTGTTGTTTTACAGCAAGGGATTTCTTTCTTTTCTTTTTGGGGGCTTTTTCTTTTCTTTCTTTTTCCTCTCGTGTATTATCTTAATTAATATCTATATCGTTGAGATTTATCTCAACAGGGGCTGAGACGGCTTTAGCCGGTGAAGACCTAACTATTCCATAACTTACTTCCCTTATTTGCATACTCTGTTCTTTCTGCAAGAACCAACACTATATACTTTCTTATTAGCGGTCGCTAAATCGCTCCCTTTATTTATGGTATTT